CTAGATTCCGGATTTCTTTACACAGTGAATGCAACGAAACATCATATATTTGACTATCTCACAATTGATTATTGTCTACCAGCTGTTCCTCAGGCTATCATTTCCACAACACTTGGTGAATTTATTGATTTCTTAAAATCATCAATCAAAAAATATTACGTTGAATCAACCATCTTTGTCATATTGTGCACTGATCAACCGTTCATAGGAACATACGATGACAGAGCAATCTCAATTATCTTCAGACCAGATAGCTTCACAATTGGAGCAGCGACTTATACCACACACACGTATTCCCTTGCCATCGCAGCAGACCGTGAAAATGAGAGACTTAGAAACAGAGCCACAGATATCTAGGTCCAATGGTGAAGTCATACCAACTCACAATCACTCTGAGGATAAATTCAAATGTGATTTTTGCAATTCTATTCTGGAAGAAAGTGAGATGCACGAATGTGACCATATCAATGGAATAACAAGAATAGGAGAGTTTGGGACAATCACAGCCGGAGACGGGACTGGTGACCATATATGCAAATATTGTGGAGCAAGATTTTTGATTAAAAGCAGATTGAATAAACACAAAAAACATCATATTCGGCCTTATAAATGTAATTTCTGTCCTCTAGGTTTTCCTGAAGTAAAAGAATTAACAAGGCATTTGAACACTCATTCAACAAATCAAACAAATACCTTCCTTTGTGATGAATGTGATCAGAAATTCACTAGAAAAGATAATCTGACAAAACACAGGAAAAAATATCATCCCTAACAGGCAATATGTCAAACGATTATTTCAATTTTATTTCGTTCGTTAGTGAAAAAAACAATTAAGTTTTAAAATCATACACAAAAAAATATGATAATTCAAAAAGAATCTAACAAAGATAGAGAAGATTGAAAGCCCAACTCTGAATACACTCATTTAAAAAAACCAAAAATTGATCATCCTGCAGATCATTAAATATTCGCAACACGATATATTAAATAAATTATTATTCCCAATTCTACAAAGATGGCCTATGTCAAACTGCTCAAAAATTCACCCTTCATCTCTTTCTTTCCTGATCAACTTGTTGAACATCTAAATGGAGAAAATCTTGAGGACGCAAGTGTGAATTATGAAATCCCTGATATTTTTGAGAGTGAACTGAAATATAAGAAGAAAAAACAATTTGCGACAAAGCCAACTGATGTAAGGATCCCTGCTCGACTAAACAGTCCTCTTATTCCCTATCCTACCGAAATCCAGAAACTATGCCATGGACAGACCATTACTAATCCGGATATCGTTCATGGTCATCATTCAAGTCAGATCAAATCAACAGTAAAAGTATATGACCAACTCACTCAATCGGGGTGTATACCACAAGCACCTCTTGAATTTGAGATTGATAAACTCAAACGATTAGCACGACAATCTTACTCTTCACGTGAAAGATTGATCAATCTTGCAACTTTAGCTTATGCAAGTCGTGCAACGACACATGATCTGAGCATAGCTGCATGTGAACCAGTACCTTTCTCTGTTTCAACTTCAAACATATCCAATTATACATCTTTCATTATCATGATTCAACGTTTACGGGTACATATTGCAAAAGAATCCAACTTTCCATCATTTACTACTGAGACAAGACTCCCGATCACTAGTGAGGCAAACTACATTATGTTTGATAATGGAGTATATGTGTATTATTCAAAGGAGATTCATCATGAGTTTTACATTATTGCCTGCGGTGGCCATTTCAGGATATTTCATTCAAATCTAAACGTGTGGTTTTGTGGGCCCAGCAGTTATCTGGATTATGTATTTACCATTGCAGATATATTGAACAATTTGGATGTACTAAGAAACTGTGATGAATATAGTTGGGCAACCGAAATGTTCAATTTGATGATTGAATTTTCAGAAACTGAGGGTCATCACGACGATCAGGTTGATTTTATGAAAGGTTTAGAGGGATTCTTCCTAAATATGTCAGATTATGATGAGAGTTACGCTATGAACTGGAAACCATTATTGGAGATCATTTTCGACTTATGGAAGCTAGATAAACAAATATCAGAAATTGATTATGACTTAGGATTATTGTTGTCATTATTGCATGGGGGTTCCTTCAAATGCCCTCCTAAATCCTTTCTATGTCGATTCATTATTAGTGGCCTCAAACTGTCTAGGACTCACTTACAAGAGATCTCTGCATTACATAAATTAATCTTTTATGCTGAAGTAGACGCAGAAGCCGGTGTTATGAAATTTTTAGAACGAGTTCACACCCCAAGGACTTTTGACAAAAATGCTATCAAAAATATTACAAGACTTGCAAAACAATTATTCCTGATCTCTTATAAGAAGAAACACGGCACTATACCAAATATCATAGGACCAGTTAATAAGATTAAACTATTAGAAGCATATGGTCAAAGATCGGAATATGATCGCATTGAGAACCTTCCGCTGAGTTGGTGGGATGAAATTAAGATCTTTGATTGCATGGATAACACTTTAACTGATGATCCTCTTGAATTTGCTAAAGACAAAGGTGCCTTAAAACAGGAAATAAGCTTCGGACCAGGTGATAGCAGGAAAGAATTATTACAAGTGATTGAAAAACAAAATTATACATTAACAGATTTCTTTGGCAACAGACAGATTCGACCTTCACCAAAGCTAGTGCGTAGGACTACACAGAAGGAAAATCCTGAAAAAATGACTGACCCAGCAAGACTTATCGAAAAAGAAAGAGAGCAAAAGAAGAAAGCTCGACTATTCGGGAACGCAGAACTTGAAAACAAACATGCACTAAGTCTTGTAGCTGCACGGATGAAAAAAGCCCTGTCATATTTTGATGAACAGTTGATGACTCCAACAGATAGAAAGAGGAAACAAATCATACATGAAGCATCAAGAGAACTGACAATACCATCGAATTACTCTTTGTTGCTAGACATTGAAGGACACAATCAGTCCATGCAATATGGCAACACGCATGAATTAGCTGAGTTCCTGGGAAATTTATTTGGATATGATGGATGGGGTGATATATCTCATTATTTCTCACAATTGACTGTATATCATTATGATGAATACTTGGACAAGGTAATTGAGTCCCATGGACAACTCGGCGGAATAGAAGGCTGGATGAACCCGTTCTGGACATTACATACTTTATTGATGATGAAGCTTTTAAGGATAATGACTGACATATCAGTAAAGACTATCATGGTTTATTCAGACGATGTAAATGCAATTATCGAGGTGAAGCAACCATCAGAACCAATGGTAAAATCAATATTTTCAAAAATCATGAAGCATTGTAGTAAATTTGGCATGACTGTTAAG